GATTTCTCAGCAGAAACCAACCTGAACGGCGTGGCCGCGCGGATTGCGGAGAAGCTGAGCACGGCTAATGTGACGTGGGACGCAGTGAACAGCCGATTTATCATCACCTCAAAATCGACCGGCGCATCGTCGGCGGTGGGGTATGGTTCTGCTAACACGACCGGCACGGACATCTCGGCAATGATGGGGGCAGTGCAGAATGCCGGCGCGCTGGCTATCCCGCGTGCAGCTGCTGAAAATATTCAGTCCTGCATCTACAAGCTGGCCGACATGTCTACTGGCTGGTATGGCCTGCAGATCGCAGATACATCGCTGGAAGATGACGACGTGATCAGCGTGGCGGCCTTTATCCAGTCCGATGACGTTTCCCGCATCTTCGGTTACACCACGCAAAACACCGGCGTGTTGGATCTGGATAACGAGAACGACATCGCCAGCAAGCTGAAAAACGCCAAATACGGTCGCACCTTCATTCAGTATTCCAGCGCGAGCCCGTATGCCTCGGCGTCCATCTTCGGGCGTGCGTTTACCGTGAATTTCCTCGGTAACAACACCACGATCACGCTGAAATTCAAGCAGCAGCCTGGCATTGCAGCGGAAACGCTGACACAGACGCAGGCCAAGACGCTGACGGCGAAAAACTGCAACGTGTTCGTCAATTATGACAACGACACGGCGATCATCCAGGAAGGCCTGATGTGCAACGGCGATTTCTTCGACGAGCGCCACGGTCTCGACTGGCTGCAGAACTACGTCCAGAACAACCTCTATAACGTGCTCTATACCAGCACAACCAAAGTGCCGCAGACCGATCCGGGCATCACGCGATTGCTGACCAGCGTCAACGGCTCGCTTGAGCAGGGCGTCACAAACGGCCTGATGGCGCCGGGGGTATGGAATGGCGACCCAATCGGCAACCTGGAGACCGGTGAAACGCTCACCACGGGTTATTACACCTACGCGCCGCCTATCGCCAGCCAGGCACAGGCAGACCGTGAAGCGCGTAAAGCACCTGTGATCCAGTGCGCTATCAAGTTGGCCGGCGCCGTACATTTCGCCGATGTCATCATCAACGTAAATCGATAAGGGGCAAAAATGTCTACTTACAGCTTTTTGGATTATTCCGCCTCTATCGTTGGCCCCGGTGGTGCGTTCGATCTGGGCTATGGCTCGGGCAACGCCGAGGAAGGCATGACTGTCACGATGGTTGAAGCGAAGAACACCATGACCATCGGCGCCGACGGATCTGTGATGCACAGCCTGCACGCCGGTAAAGGTGGCACGATTACGGTGACGCTGCTCAAAACCTCGCCGACCAATGCGAAACTGAGCGCGATGTATAACGCCCAGTCGCTCTCTTCTGCTACCTGGGGCAATAACGTGATCGTGATGCGCAACAGCGCCAGCAACGATGTTTGCACCGCGCGCTCGGTCGCGTTCCAGAAAATCCCCGACTGGCAGAACGCCAAAGACGGCGGCACCGTGTCTTGGGTATTTGACGCCGGCATGGTCGATCAACTGCTCGGCACCTTCTAAGGAGTGATGCATGGAATTTGAAATTAAGGGCGTGCAGTATCGCGCGGCCAAACTTGACGCATTCGCTCAACAAGATGTGGCTATCGCGTTGGCGCCGGTTTTATCCGGCCTTATCCCGTTGCTGAAAGACATCATGGCCGGTAATGGGAAGTCGCTGCAGGAGGATAAAAACCGCCTGTTTGACGAGATCATTCCGCTGGTGGTGAAGGCCATCGGCCAGCTGAGCCGGGAAGGCCGCGCGGAGATAAACCATGCTTGCCTGTCTGTGGTACAGCGCCAACAGGGTAAGGCTTGGACAAAAATCTATGAGCCAAGTCAGCGCGTGATGATGTTCGACGACCTCAACGGACTTGATCTGGTGAAAATCGTCGGCAACGTGGTGCGGGACTCCCTCGGTGATTTTTTTCCCGCACTCCCCGTGAGCGACAGCAACACGGCCCAGGAATCAGCTTAGCGCTGGAATCGCTGGCAAAGGGGCGCAGTTATCTGCTGCGCCCGGTACATGCCCGCATGTGCAGCTATGAGTCGCTTAAAGACGGCACGCTGTCACTGGCTGATATTGCGCTGATGAATGAGTCGCTTGATGTCGAGGCGGAAAATAATTACCTGATAAAAAAATGGCAGGCAGAAAATGAACGCTGAAACCATCAAGGACTTCCTGATCTCGCTGGGGTTCGACATCGACGAGGCTGGCGGCCGCAAGTTTGAATCGGTGGTTTCCGGCGTCACGATGAATGCGGTCAAGATGGGCGCCGCGGTCGAAGCGGCCGCGCTGACCGTCGTCGGGTTCACGACCAAGATCGCCAGCAGCCTCGACCGCCTTTATTGGCAGTCACAGCGTACTGGTGCCACTGCGAACAATATCAGGGCTATCGGCTACGCCTTCAGCCAGGCGGGCGGCAGCGTGGAGGGGTTCAACGGCACGCTGGACAACTTGGCGCGCTTCCTGCGTTCGACACCAGGCGCAGAGGGATTCCTGCGTAATCTGGGTATTCAGACGCGAGACGCGGCCGGCAATCTGCGTGACACTGCCCAGCTGGTGACGCTGGTCGGCGACAAGCTGGCGAAAATGCCGTACTACCGCGCCAACCAGTATGCGCAAATCCTCGGTATTGACGAAAGCACGTTGCTGGCAATGCGGCGGGGTGTGAAGGGATTCACTTCTGATTATCAGAGCATGCTGCAGGCGACAGGGTTCGATTCGCAGAAAGCGGCGGAGCAGTCGAACAAGTTCATGACCCAAATGCGCGGGTTGGCGAATCTGTTCGGCATCATGCGAGACAAGATCGGCGGTAACCTTGCCGGCGGCCTGGCAGGGAATCTCGAAAGCTTCCGCAAAAATATCCTTCTCAACTTCCCCAAAATAGAGGGGACGATCACCGCCGTGCTGAAAAAGGTGCTTTCACTGGCCGATAGCATCATGACGCTGGTTTATCGTGGCGTGCAGGGCGTTGGCGATCTCATGAGGTGGTGGGATCGACTGGATGATACAACCAAGGGGCTGATCAAGGTGCTGGGCGGCCTGCTGTTGGCCTGGCGCATGCTGAATAGCGCGTTCCTCACTTCCCCGATTGGCATGGTTACGGCGCTCATTGCTGCGCTGGTTGCGCTTTATGACGATTATCAGGTCTGGAAAGAAGGCGGCGACAGCCTGATCAACTGGGGGAAATGGAAGCCTGAAATCGACGCTGCGATGAAGGGCATGAAAGAGCTTCGGGATTCCATATTCAGCGTCGGGCAGGAAATTGCCAAGCTGCTGAACATTGACCTGAAAAGCTGGTCGCTGAAAGGTGACATTGCCGACTTAACGAAGCAATTCGGCGAGTTCGGCAAGATGATGACGATGATCGGCGATCTCATCAACGCGCTGAAGGACGGGAACTGGAGCGAGGTTGGCAGGCTTGGCAAGGCGTTGCTTAGCCAGGGGCAGGGAAATCCTGACGCGTTGCCTGCTGTCACCGACAGCGCGAACAGCGCCGCCGATTGGGTTAAGGACAAAACAGGCTTCGACCCGCGCAGCGTTGGGCAGTGGATACGCGGTCAGTTCTCAGGCGCTAACGAGCCGCGCGGCATCCGCAACAACAATCCCGGCAACCTGAACTACGTCGGCCAGAACGGCGCGACTCTGGAAGATCACGCCACACCCCGATTTGCTCGATTCAATTCTGCTTTTGAAGGGTTCGCGGCGCTGGGTAAGCAGATCAAGGCGTACTACAACGGGACGTCAAAGGCCGCAGGGTATCAGAAGCTGCAATCTGTCGAGGACATCATCAGCCGCTTTGCGCCGGCCAGCGAGAATAACACCCAGGCCTATATCAACAAGCTGAGCAAAATGCTCGGCGTTGGTCGGGGTGACTCGCTGAATATTCAGGATCCGCAGGTGCTGGCAACACTGATGAATGGCATCACGCAGATTGAGAACGGCAAAAACCCCTACGCGCCGGAAATGGTGCTGAAGGCGGCTCAGTCGGCCGTTGGCGCTGGTGGCTCGAATAGCTCCGTGTTCAACATCAACGTGCAGGGCGGTGGGGATCCGCGCGAAACAGCACGCCTGACCGGTGACGCGGTTGAGGGCGTTTACCGTCGGCAGACGCGCAACATGCAAACACAGGTGGGCTGATGGATATTTTATCTGTGCTGTTCTCCCAGCAGCGGCGCCGCATCGGCATTATCGTGCCGAGCGTGGCAATCAGCGAGAAGCACATGGACGCGACGGAAATCACCGAGCATCCCGTGGAGCTCGGCGCGCCGACAAGCGACCATGCGTATGACCGCCCCGCTGAGGTGACGATGGAGCTGGGGTTTGCCAGCGGCGGATCGCTGATAGACGGAATCGATACGACCGAGATTTTTAACGTCAGTACCGGTTTATCGCTTGGCACTAGCCCGGCGGATGTCTATCAGCAGTTGTTGGAACTGAAAAAAAGCAAAAAGCCGTTTGACGTGACGACCGGTAAGCGGCAGTACCAGAACATGCTGATCCGCGCTATCGAGGTGCTGACCGACAGAACCAGCGAAAACGTGCTGATGACGACGCTTACCCTACGCGAGCTCATCATTACCGAAACGCAGAAGGTGACGACCACGCCGGCGGAAAACATGCAATCGCCCCAGGACACCGGCGGCGTGAGCAACACAGGGCTGAAAAACCCTACCACACCGGAAAAGCAGCAGAGCATTTTAAAGTCTGCGGGAGGCTTCATTGGCATTGGTTGAAATCCCCCTTACGCCGGTATCCCAGCAGTTCGCTATCCAACTGGCCGGTGTGCAGTACCAGCTTACGCTGATGTGGCGCGATGTGGCCGGGTGGGTGCTGGACATTGCCAGCAACGACAAGACGCCGATTATCCAAGGGATCCCGCTGGTGGCCGGTGCCGACCTGCTGGCGCAGTATCGTTATCTGGGGATTGGCGGTCAGCTGTTCGTGATGTCCGATCCCGCCGTGCTGGCGCCACCGACGCAGACTAATCTGGGCATTGAGTCCCATCTCTACTTTCTGACCAACTGACCGCCTTCGGGCGGTTTTTTATGGGGCGCCTATGACCACTAACTGGATGCGAAAATGCAGCCTGATCGTGGCGAACGATGCCGGGGAAGGGCTGGAATTATCCGGCCTGAAAATCAGCTTCAACATCAGCAGACCCGACATCAGTTACCCCGCCACGGCGATGTTCAAGATATACAACCTGAGCCGGAACACGAACAGCCGGATCAGGCAAAACGAGTTCACGCAGATCAAATTTGTCGCCGGATATCAGGACAACTACGGACTGATTTTTTCCGGGCAAATCCAGTATTCCTACAGCGGGCGTGAAAACCCGACCGACACCTACGTGGTGATCCAGGCGGCCGACAGTGACCAGGCGCATAACTTTGCAGTGATGAACACCACTCTGGCGGCTGGGTACACGCAGCAGGACGTTCACACCGCGTTGATGAAGCCGATCGGGGTATACGACATCGTCGCCGGCGCTACGCCGGAATTTGCCACCACCAAGGCGCCACGCGGTAAACCGATGTTCGGCATGCACCGCGATGAAGTTTCCAGCCTGGCGGCGCAGTGCAAGGCAACATGGCGCTATGAGAACGGGCGCCTGCAGATGGTGCCGGAAAACGCCTATCTGGCCGATGCCATCGTGCTGAATGCGCAGACTGGCCTGATCGGTATGCCAGAGCAAACCATTAACGGCGGCATCAATGTGAAATGCCTGATTAACCCGAACATCCAGCTCGACACGCTGATCCGCCTCGACAACAAATCGATAAACCAGGTCGGCCTGTCCAACAAAGAGATCGCCACCGGCAGCACGGCGGGCGCCTCCGTACAACAGCCAGCAGTGCTGGACATGGACGGCGATTATATCGTGAAGAACATCGCCTATTACGGCGACACGCGCGGGAATGCCTGGTATCAGGACATGATCTGTATTGCCAAGGGCGGCGCGGGGCTGCTGAACCAATCAACTATCCGGGCAGGAGCATAACGTGGTAACGAACAATGAACGCCAGGACTCTCCCGAGCTAGTGCTGAAGGCCGTAGCCGATTCGCTCAGCACCAGCCTACGGGTGGCAATGCCGGGCATCATCCAGTCTTTCGACTCTGGCGCGGTAACTGCCACGATCCAACCGGCCGTAAAAGCCTCTGTGCGGCAATCTGACGGTGCCTTGTCATCGGTGGCGCTGCCACTGCTGGTAGATGTTCCTGTCGTGTTCCCGCGCGGTGGGGGCGTCACGCTGACGTTTCCTGTGGCCGCCGGCGATGAGTGCCTTGTCGTTTTCGCCGACCGCTGCATCGATTACTGGTGGCAGAACGGCGGGGTGCAGGAACCCGTAGACCAGCGCCAGCACCATCTTGCGGACGCTTTCGCAATGGTCGGCCCGCAGTCGCAAGCGAAGAAAATCAGCGGCATCAGTACCACCACCGCACAGTTGCGCACCGACGACGGCGCCGCATTTATCGAACTCGACCCAGGCAGCCATGCCGTTAACGTCACCACGCAGGGAAAACTGACCGCCAGCGCGCAGGGCGGCACGGAGATAAACTCCCCGGAAATCGTGCTCAACGGCAACGTGACCATCAACGGCAACCTGTCACAAGGCATGGGCGACGGAGGCGGCACGGCTACGATGCATGGGCCGGTGACCGTGACTAACGATGTCACCGCCGGCGGCATCAGCCTGCAGACGCATAAACACGGTGGCGTAGAAACTGGCGGCGGCCAGACAGGAGGCCCGGAGTGAAGTACCGCAAAGAGGACGAGAACGGCGATTACACCTTCGGCCAGGGTGACAACACCTTTTTGGAGAACACCCCGGAGGCAGTCGCACAGGCGGTGAAAACGCGCTTTGAACTGTGGACGGGCGAATGGTTTCTCGATGTGAGCGACGGCACGCCGTATCGCGAGACGATACTCGGCAAGCACAAATCAGCCGCCTACAACATGGCGGTGCGCGAGCGGATCCTCGGCACGCAGGGCGTGACCGAAATCCTCGAATTCACCACGGAATATAACCCCGATACGCGCCGCGTGACGTTCACCGCGACCATCAACACGCTATACGGCGAAACGACTGTAACCAGCGAGGCATAATGCTAAATCTCGATACGTTAGGGCTTGCGGCCAAGGTGACCGCTAGCGGTATCAGCGCGCCTGATTATCAGACGATACTCAACACGCTGACTGGTTATTTCCAACAGATTTACGGTGATGATGTCTATCTGGAATCAGACAGCAAAGACGGCCAGATGCTGGCTATCTATGCTCGCGGCATTCATGACGTTAACAACATGGCGATCGCAGTCTATAACTCATTCAGCCCGGCAACGGCGCAGGGCCGCGGCCTGGCCTCAAACGTGAAAATTAACGGCATTTCGGTAACGCCGGCGTCTCGCTCCACTGCTGATGTGCGGATCGTGGGACAGGTTGGCACACCCATTACCAACGGCACAGTGCGCGACAGCAACGGCATCAGCTGGTCATTGCCTGCCAGTGTTGTCATCGGCATTGATGGCACGGTGACCGTGACCGCGACATGCCAGATTGATGGCGCTGTCGTGGCGCCTGCCGGCAGCATTACCGAGATCGGCACCCCTACGCGCGGCTGGCAGTCGGTAACCAACCCGGCGGCCGCAACCGCTGGGCGAAAAGTGGAGACGGACGCAGAGCTGCGTCAGCGCCAGGCTAAATCCGTAGCTATCCCATCACTGACGGTGCTAGATGGCATTATGGGCGCCGTTGCGACGTTGGACGGCGTAGAGCGATATCGTGGTTATGAGAACGACACCAGCGTAACAGACGCCAACGGCTTGCCGCCACACAGCATTTCGCTTGTTGTTGCCGGCGGTGACGTGGCTGCGATCGCCAAAACCATCGCCACGAAGAAAACGCCAGGCGGCGGCACCTATGGCACGACCACGATCGACGTTACCGACAAATACGGCATCGTGCATCCGATCAGCTTCTTCCGCCCGACCAGCGTTGATATTTACGCGCGCGTCGAGATCAAGGCGCTGCAGGGCTACACGTCTGCGGTCGGCGAGGAAATCAGAACGGCTGTTGCGGCATACATCAATGAAATCGAGATCGGCGATCCGGTATACCTGACGCGTCTATTCCTGCCTGCCAACCTGAACGGCAGCGCAGACAGCGCAACGTTCGACATTACCGACCTGCAGATAGGCACCTCACCGGGTAGCCTGGCGCCGGCAAACGTCGTGATCGGGTTCAACGCGGTAGCCGCTTGTGCGCCGGCGAATGTCGAAGTGGTGGTGATCCCATGAGTGAAACGAAGTACCAAAAGCTCATCACGTCCTATCACAAGCACAAGCCGAAATTTTACGACCATATCTCCCTCATCACCCAGCCCCTGATCGACGTGCAGAACGCCACAGCAAAGCTGGTAGATGATTTCGACCTGGATACTGCCGTGGGCGTGCAGCTGGATGCTGTCGGCTTGTGGGTAGGGATAGGGCGGAAGATAGCGACACCAATCACCGGCGTTTACTTCTCTCTGGACGATGAGGAACTGGGTTTTGATGCCGGATTATGGCGCGGGCGATTCGATGCCGGCGGCTTCACTGAGCTGGATGATGACACCTACCGAACCATCATCCGCGCGAAAATAGCGGCCAACCATTGGGACGGCACCACGGAGACGCTCAGTGACGTCTACCAGATTATTTTCCCAGACGGAAAAACGAAGATTTTCGCCGTCGATAACTTCGATATGACGATGTCGGTTTACATCACCGGCGAGAAGATAACGCCAGTCATGAAGGCCGTGATCGAACTGGGTTATCTGGACATCAAACCCTCAACTGTCCGTATCAAAAATTACACCATCACTACCGATTCAGGGCCGCTATTCGGCTTTGACATCGACAACGAATTTATCTCAGGCTTCGACAGCGGCGCCTGGGGAACATTGCTGGGAGCATCCAATGGCTAAGAATGAATTTTTACCCTTCGGCACAGCGGCAAACGCTAACGTTATACCTAATGCGGACTACCTGGCACTGCCGGCGCGTTCTTCAGGATTCAGCTCTGGTGTGGCTAAGTCTGAACAGCTCAACACTGTCTGGCGACAGGCATCAGTGATCGCCAGCGTCGTCGCGCAATTCATTGCGGATAACAGCGGGCAGGATGTGCTGGATGATGGCAATGTGACGACG